AATAATCATCTTTCTTGCCACAATTTCTCGCCATCATAGTGTAGACAATTGTATTGAGCCGCTCAGTCTCCTTTGCAGAAGCCTTAATTTCCTCAACCTTTCCGTGCTCCATGGAAGAAACATCATGGATCATCAGGGTGGCATCGGGATCCATAAATCTCAAACCCGTTTCACCAAATGAAAACAGTATAGCTCCACAAGACATGGCCTTTCCCTCTACAATTGTCGCCACCGGCAGCTCTGCATGCTTAATGGCACTTATCATTGCCATGAGACTATAGACCTGACCACCATATGAGTCGATAACAATGGGTATTACTTTCTGGCCGGTATTGTGTGCCTGAGCCACTTCCTGATGAAACTTCTTAACGGCTGGCTCATCAAATTTATTAACCCTGATAATAATTGGGTTTTTTCTTAGTTCAACCTCTTTTATGAGAGAAGAAATTTGTGTTTTCCATTTCATTAAAATATTCGTGTAATTTCCAGTACTATTTCAACCATTTTACCACATATTCCAACAATGAATAAAAAACCTAAAATTGGGATTATCAAAAGATGAAGGCAACCCTTCCCCAGCATCGCTACAATCTTAAAACTCAACTCTAAAAATTTATTTAAGCACACTTGCTCGATCCGCATGCGGTGCACCCCACACATCCTTCTTGATATACCAAAGTATCTTCAGCACCACAGTTCTCACATACGGTCTTTCCGGGACGAGTTCCGTCCTGAATATAATTCTTTAATACCCTAGCAATTACTTTTGAGAAGGAGAACATGTCCATTTCCCTGTCTTTCTGCAACTGTTCAACGACGTAATTAATTCGTGCACCGTGGCGAAGGGCGAGTGATATTGTCCGCGTATAACCGGCATGATTGGGATTGTCAAAGACCGACACAATATCCTTAATTAAAAACTCTTCCCCATTTTTTCCAATTTTCAGGTCATAAATTGAATTTCTGGACTTTCTCGGGTGTTTGACTATAATTCCCTCAGTATATTTCTTCGGAATCTCAAAGAATTTCTGCAGTCCTCCCATCACCTCATACGGCCGGTCGTCCATCAGGCCTACAAGAATTGTCCATGCCTGGCCTTGAATGGTCCCATGATGAATGGAGCATCGTAATTCGTCTGGTCTTTCAGGCGCTTCATATGTCTTAAACGTTGATTCACTTTTCTTGACCAGAACACCAGATCGACTTCCATCACGATATACGGTTACACCCTTACATCCGGATTTCCAGCCAGTCATATAGACCTGTTTTACGGTCTCCACATCGGCGTCAGCCGGTAAATTGGTAGTGTTCGAGATGGCATGACATATCCACTTTTGTGCCGCGGCCTGCATCTTCACTTTTGAAACCCAATCAATATCATTGGATGTGGCCTTCCAATAGGGGGATCTTTCTACTTCTTCCAAACCACTCGCTTCCATCCAATTGGCAAAACCATGATGATAAACTTCGTATTCCTGCCAACGATCTCCCGAATCATCAACAAAATCAATCCGCCCATCAATATCATTCTCAGTTAATTTCTTTCGTCGAGTATATTTGAGGAGATAGGCGGGCTCGATTCCAGAGGTGGTTTGTGTAAGAACTGAGACTGATCCGGCCGGGGCGGTTGTGGTTAGTGCAATATTACGTCGGCCATACTTTCGACTCATCTCATAAATGTCAGGCGCAGCTTCCCAGATGCGCTCCAAAAATTCATGGCCGCGTTCCTTATCATGATTGTGAGCCGGAAAAGCACCACGCTCTTTCGCCAGGATACACGACGAACGATAGGCATTGACTGCCAGCGTCTGATAAAACTTCCCGACGATTTCAATTGACTCATCTGAGCCATAACATATGCCTAAGGCTGCCAGGGCATCACCGACTGCAGTAACCCCTAACCCTGTCCGTCGTCCGAGATGTGCCATGGTCTGCACATTCTCCCACATATTCTTTTCAATTGCCTTCACCTCATCAGGTTCCGGATCATCCTCAATCTTCTTTAATATTTTATCGACCTGCTCGATTTCAATATCGATCATGTCGTCCATTAACCGCTGTGCCTTCTGCACCACATTCCCAAATTCGTCGTAATCAAAATACACGGAATCAGTAAAGGGTTCCTTGACAAATGAATGAAGATTAATCACCATCAACCGACACGAGTCATAAGGAGACAGGATAATCTCACCACACGGATTAGTTGAAGTAGAACCAAACCCTTCCTCTTCATAAATGTCAGATGGTGTCAATCTTTTTGCGGTATCCCAGAAAAGCAGGCCAGGCTCAGCGGAAGCGTGTGCATTTTCAATCATCTCATCCCATAGTTCATTGGCATCGATGTATTCAGACGTCTGTGGGTTTTCGGAGTCTACCGGAAAGCGTAATTCGAACTTCTCACCACTCTCAACTGCATGCAAAAACTCATCCGAAAGACGAACACTCACATTTGCCCCTGTCACCCTTGTTAACTGTCGTTTAACGTTAATAAAGTCACGAATTTGTGGATGATGAACCGAAACTGTCAGCATTAGCGCACCACGACGACCATTCTGAGCAACCTCACGACAGGAATTGGAAAACCTATCCATGAAGATCTCAACCCCATCGGTGGTTCGGGCACAATTAGCGGTGGTGGTGCCCCGGGGTCGAATGGTTGACAAGTCAAAACCGACACCCCCACGTCGCTTGGCAATCTGGACAAGCTCCTGATCAGTTTTCAGGATGCCCCCATAGGAATCATGGGGTGACTCAATAACGAAACAGTTGGAAATTGACTGAATCTGGTAGGGGTTTCCGATGCCGGACATAGGGGATCCCTGAGGAACTACATATTGGAAATTATCGAATAGCTCATAAATCTCATCTTCACTCATCGGATTGGGGTATTTAATCTCAATTCGCGCAAACTCCCGGGCTAACCGACGATGCATGTCCGCTGGAGTTGATTCACAAAGCTCACCATCCCTATCCGTCAAAGCATACTTGGTCACAAAGACATTGGCCGCCAGTTCATCACCCCCAAAGTATTCCAGGGAGTCCCTTAAAGCATCATCATAACTGGGCATCTCCTACCTCAATTGTCCTTTTGCAGTTTACTTACTTCTTTCCACTTTTTTTTGAGTAAAGCCTTATACTCACCTTCGTCATTGGTCACAACTTCCTGCAATGATAAAACTGACTCATCCAGCACCTCAATTATAGAACATGCTGTGTCAATGTGTACCGGCAAAACTATCCCATCTCTTCCAACGCGATTTTTCGCAATATAGAGGCGGCCCGATCCGGATGACTTTTCCATTGGTTTCCTAGATAACGATATAACTACGTCCGCGACCATGGCTTTTCCGTAAGCCTCCGACATATTTTCAAGTCCAACAATATCAGAATTTGCGGAATCCCTATTAGCCTGTGAAGCAGTCCAAACCGGGAGGTTTAAATCCATTGATAGATTCCTTAGTTCTTCGTAAATTAATTTTAGTTCGTGTCTTAGTGAGTCGTACTTTTTACTTGACCTCATTATATCGGCATAGTCAATTATGATTAGGCTTGGGACAAATCCTCTCATCATTAATTTTTCAATATGACTCCGTATTGTTAGTACGGTGGCTGAACCGGTGGGATATTCCTTAATGATCAGACGGCCGAGCTCGGATTCCTCATATTTCTTAATAACACCCTCTTTATGATCCGGGATATCATTACTTGGTATACCACACAGGTTGGAGTCGTATCGGATCCCCACGGCATGCTCCGTTAGCTCGAATGTATAGTGTACGACGTTCTTACCATATCTCATTGCATTGGAGCCTACAGCAACTAAAAAGTGGCTCTTTCCAACACCGGTGTTGGCAGTAATGACGCCCAATTCTCCCCTTCCTAGTCCACCCCCTAAAATATCTTTTTCGTCCAATCTGGCAATTCCAGTTGGACAGACTCGTCGACTGTTCTTAACAAACCTAGCCTCAAGATCTTCAAAAAAATCGTGGCCTTTTGTATTTGGCATGCCAACTGATACGGCCTCTTTCATTAGCGTCACGACACTCTCAAATTTATCTGTCTGGATAAGCTCAACAGCCTTTTCAAGAGCGCTCTTGAATGCCTGGCGCTTACAAAAATCCAGTGACTTCTCCTTGACATAGTCAATATCACCCATGTCCGGATTCATCTTCATTCGATAGAGAAATTCCACAATCTGATTTCTCAATATTTCATCGGAACTCTCCGATAGCTCATCCTTGATAATACTAACCAACAACCCCAGTGTTGGAAATGTCTTGTATTTCTTGTAGTAACAGAATATCTTATCAGTTAGATATTTTAGATATCGCACCTCAAAAAAATCCGATAGCATCACCTCAATCATCTGGGCTGCCCACCTATGATCGGTAATCAGGCCCTGGAAGATCTTTTCCTGAAACGACTTACCGTACTGGGCAAAACCCCCTGCTGATTTTGGAATTTCAAAATTATCAGAGCTCAATCTCTACCCGCTGAATTTATTGACATAAAAAACCTATCTGCATCAAAAGAGGTTAAACCTTCCCTAATAAGAGATCTCATAAAACCCATCTTATCACGGCGAGGAATGAAAGTATCAATTGCGCCCTCAATTTTCTCTATTTGAACTGCTGCTAAATTGGCAGTACCTAAATACATAAGATGCCAATTTCTTTTAATAATATCGGCAGACTCTGCAATTCGCTGATAGAGTTTTAATTTACTGTCTTTCAAGTATTCTTCATTCTCTTGTAGAATATCGTCAACACTTAAATTCTCCAAACTAACAAGGGACGGAAATCTCTTTACCAACGTCTTAAAACCGGCTCCCTTCACACCATTAATTGCATCGGATGGGTCCCCAATTAGGCACCTCGCTAGACAAAAATTATGGGGAGGAATTCCAAATTTATCCTGCACGATTTCTGGAGTTAGGAATCGTTTTTGTCCCGGTGACCATTGCGTCACTCGAGCCGATAATAATTGATAAAAGTCTTTGTCTGACGATACAATTACACAATGAGCATCCTTTAATTTATGTCGTGCTAAATACCCAATTACATCATCGGCCTCACAATCAGAAACATACACCTGATTGATTGGAGTATGCCTTAAAAGCTCAATTAATAATCTAATCTGATAATTTCTATTTTCAACAGTATTAGGAATATCATTCTCATAATACCGATTAAGTTTCTGAGGTTTTCGCCTAGACTTATATTCCGGAAATATGGCCCGACGCCTAGGTGAGCCCCCACCTTCCCACACTACGACTATATTTGCCGGCTGTAATTTCTGTGATAAATTTTGAATCGCCCTCATGAACCCTATAACACCGCCAACGTGATGACCAGCATCACTCATTGCAGGATTAGCAACGAAGTGCCTAGTCTGTAAATTTAGGCCATCAACTAGTAACGTTGCACGCCCAATTGATTGTGTCATTATCCCTCCGGTGAAATGACGTCATCGCCCAGTTCCATTGCGATGGTGCGGATCTCCTCATATGACTCGGCGTCAATATCCATTTCATCACTAGTAATATTTTGTCGAACGTATGCCTTTTCCAACAGTGCATTGATATAAGGTTCACACGTAATATCTTTGATAATACTTTCAAAATTGTGCTTATAGAATTTTTTCTCTATCAGAACCTCACCGGTCTCAACATCAGCAATGTGAAGCTGTTTCCATGCTCCGGTACCGGAAATTAATATTTCTTTTCCATCAATAACCCCAGGACCATGTTTCCGCAAAATATCAAAAATCTGTTCGTGTTCCTTTATGCCTACGCCAAAATGTATCTCAAAATTCACTAACCTAAATGGCGGAGCAACCTTATTTTTTATTGTCTTCGCCGAAACATGAATTCCTACCACCTCTTTATCTTTGTTGGTGATCTGCTGACCTGCACCCAACTTGATTCTTACAGATGAATGAAAAGGTATTGCCTTGCCTCCCGGGGTGGTGGTGGGATCTCCATACATGACTCCAATCTTAGTTCGTGTCTGATTGAGTATTACAAACAGCACATTCTGATTGGCAATTACACCGGTAATTTTTCGCATTCCTTTTGAAATTGCACGTGCCTGCAGTCCTATGGTTTCCTTATCATAGTCTCCTACAAGCTCAGCCTTTGGGGATGACGCGGCGACAGAGTCCCATATAATGGTAATTGGCACGTCCTTGGCCATGGCCTTGGCCTTCATGATTGTGGCCTCAGCAATGGACAGAACTTCCTCAGTACAGTGTGTGTCGACATACACAAATCTCTTCTCGATATCAACACCAAGAAGTCCAAGATTTTCGACCGAGGTGGCATTCTCTGTGTCGATATACACCACAATGCCACCCATCTGTTGGGTGGATCTAGCAATCTGAATCGCAATGTGGGATTTACCAATAGATGGCGGCCCAAATATTTCTACAATTCTCCCTTCCGGAAGTCCACCATTAGCTCTATTGGCGATGATATAGTCTAGTTGCCTAGAACCAGTGCTGATCCACCTCTTGACATGTGTCGGTGATTCATCATAAGCAAGATTATACGCAACTCTAGAGCCATGCTCTCTATTTAAAGAACTAATCAGATCAACCGTAAAATCTTCTGATCCGGAATTGACTGATTCCTTTTTATTATTCTTTTTTCCCACTACAATACCCTTATGGAAATATACTCCCCAACCTCAGAACTGTTCAAAAATGGGGGGAGCGTGAGCTCCCCCCTCAACGCCTTATAGATCTTCGAGATCTGCGAAGGCTTCATCTAAATTTTTGTATCCTGTCGTTGTATCAGAGGGCAAGACATCATCACTAGTAAATGAACTGGGGGTACTGGATTCACCAGAGTCTTCTTGAACATCATCACCGTTTAACCAGTCGGTGATAATTTTTTCCAACTCATCATAAGATTTAAGAGTATAAAGCTCATCCAAGTCCGGTATTTCGTCTAACCACTGCTGGGCCTGAGATGAATCATTAGAAAGTGAAGATGGTTTGCCTCGAGGGCGGACAGCCGTGGTCGCCCACATGCGACCTGGTGCCTTTGTATTAACAACCTTGACATCCCGGCCGTCCATCGGATCAGTAATATCACCATAATCCTCATCAAGCATGATGTTCAGCAATGACTGATATACCGTCTTACCAAATGACCACAGTCGGACACCCTTACCTTCATCACCCCGAACAATAACCGGAGCAAAGGTACGCATCTTAGGATAGAGCTTCTTTGCCAGCTCATAGGATTCTTTAGTGCCATCATCCCGAAGCTTATTAATTAATTCTTGAATGGGATCTGGTTTACCGAATTGATACGGTGCCAATAGTCCAGGGGTATTTCCAATATTATAATAGAACCACAGCTCCTTGAAAGGTTGTCCATCATTATTCGGAAATGACATGAGTCGAACGGTCGTCTCCTCACCCTCCTGTGGTCTCCACATTGAATTGCGGCGACTGTTTTGGCCGGAAAGCTGGCCTAATTTTTTACGAATTGCATCAAAGTCAACTGGCATTTTATAGCTCCTAATTTATAAATTTTAATTGTTAGTGTGCAAATATTAGACAAATAATTGTCTGCATTATGAAGTGTTTAAAGATACCCCGACATCAATGTGATGTACATTATTTTTTGGGTTTCTTTTTTATTGGACGAGCTCCACCAAAAGCATCTCCGACCACCCTGACAAGATCTTTCTTTTTCTTTTTCTGAGATCGACTAGGGTATGTAGGGCCGGTGCCCAAGGGTGTTGTTACTCCAGCAATTGAAGCGACCGTTGAAATTTCATGTTTTTTCTTTGCAAATTCAGGATCCACGCCATCTTTACCTGGTACTGTGGTTCCGTTGGCATCATCTACTTCGAAAAAATCAGGTTCAACAAGGAGATTCTCATCATCCTCTGAGTCATCTGATTTATCGTCACGGGTTTCTTTTATAAGCGCTCGAATATAATTTCTTAACAATTGCATGCAGCATATAAATATACATTGACTTAGGAAATGTGGGTGAGATCTCTATGTACAGCACGCTGTTTTGCCTGCTGTAGAACTAAAGCCAGTCCAGACTCATGCCCAACATAAAAACGATTCTCCTCAAAGTGTGAACCCTGTGCTAGTTGAATTGCTAACCATTCATCATTTGTAAGAATGACACCAAAGTGTTGAAGTAGATACAGGGTACGATGAGAAACTGACATTTTATTAAGGTCTTCATTAAACTTATAGACTTGGCCAAGTTTGTCACGATGCCAGTCAGATGTTTGCTCAACAAAGTAATCGCTATGCAGATCACCAATTTTTCCTAAATCGTGTAATAGGCCAACTTTAATAGTTGAGTTTACTGGGATTGACAGTCCATATACCTGTGCTAAATCTCGCATCACCTTGGCAACTTCGAGGCTGTGTTCTACTAGACCACCGGCATAGGCACCATATTGACTCTCTCTAGGTGATGCAGGACATACCAATATTCTTTCGCCCAATGTTTCCAACAATGCATTTACCCCATCATCGGATAAGCGGCGACATAATTTTTCAAACGTTTCCCAATTATTTTTCAGGACATCAAACTCAATCATCTTTCTTATTTCTCTAATTACTAGCGGGGTGTGAAGTTCTTTGATTACAGGACGTAGTGTGAAAGGAAGTAATGACATTAGCATCAGCTTCTTTTGATATGTCAATATTCAAATGATTGGGTGCACATTTTATTTCACTATTGGATTTGAAGCGTGCATATGCACCTACAACTAATTGTGCAGCTTTTGTCTCGAGATCCTGATATTCAGCTTCCGACGCCCAGGATACCACCAGGAGCCTCTTATGTGACGCACACTTCTCATAAACGGACAAAACAAATGGTATACCAACAACCCTAAGCGGGTATGACTCCTGGGGGTCTTCACAGTATTGTTTAATTTGTGACAGCCTAATCGGAGAATCTTTATCTGCTGACCTACAATTGACAGTACATATGAAAACAAAGAATATAACGAAAATGCTTAAATAACGAACCATGTAATTATTTTAACCGGTATCCAGCAAATTTACACTAGCGAAAATTACTTTCTTTCTATTTTTCAGGTTCCGCCGGCTCCGGCTTTTTCTCTTTTTCAGGCTCCGGCTTTCGCTGCGGGGGGGAAATGTTCCAAGAATAGGGCGTCTTGGTGAGATATATAACAATGTCATCACCCAACAATTCAATTGCTGTTTTATCCTTAAACGGTATCAGGTTAGCATTTTTTGCGCCTCTTACAGTATGTCTGACGAAAAAGACACCGTCACGAGGAGCAATATCCCCCACGACCCTTATTAAAACGCCCTTTCTATTAAATTCATCCTTGACGTATTCAGGCTTGGAATATGCAGCCGCCATTATCTCATTTCCCTTAACAGCCTGATCAACCAGGCTGTATATGTTCTCGTAATTCTCCCTGCCTGTTAAAGCGCCAACGCCTAGATCTTTCATGAGTGCACCGGGGCGGGTCTCCGACCTCGCTTTTAGATCGCGAAATTCCTGTCGCACGCCCCCGCCAACTCGTTTAGTTTTTTCCCGTGAGGTCCGCTGTGCCCATCCCCGGTCCTGTTCCATCAACAGTTGTCGGACTTTATTTCGAATGTAATCTTCTGGTCTCATTATGTTTAAATAACTATGCTACTCGAACTTGCTCAAAATATAGTTTTCCCATGTTCTCCACCTCGATAAAATTATTGCCTTCTGTTATCCAATTACTGAAATTACTACTTAAAATTAATGCATCATGCACTAGGAATAGTGGCCTAATATCTTCAGTTTTAAATTCCGTAGTATCCAATAATTTCTTAAAACCCAACATTGCAGCATCTGCTGCGGTTGACTGTATAAAGTTGCTATATAAAATATTTGTTCTATCACTTTCACAAAAAATTGGTCGACCAAATATGTTGGATATGAAGCCATCCCTATTATAATCATGTTTCAATGAAGCAGTGATATCATCATAACAGAAATATTCTTTTATTTGCTTAATCACTATCCGGGCATCAAATTTACTATCTAATATGCTGTCAAGTTTTCTAATCGATGCACCATATAGCGCACATAAAACTGCAATTTTAACATCCGACCTCTTTAAATTTTTGGAAAATATTTTTTCAGATATCTCATTATAAACATCATAAGGAGGATTTTTATTGGCTAACATTAATGCGATCCTAGGTTCCAAAGACTTAAAATCTAATTCTAAAATAAAACCGTTCTCATAGTCTGACCTAATGATATCACGATAATTTGCTGGTAATGTTAGAATTCTAGGGCCTGTTCGGACAGTCATACGACCGGTAATTGTGTGACAGTTACTATAACAAACTTTTTGGGCCATCCCATCCTTTTGTGGTCGAAACGACTTTAAGGTTGATAGAACAGAGGCGTTGTTTTCGTCTCCTATATAGGTGTCCAGCCTAATAACATCGATGTGTGTCCGATACATCCGATTAATGAAATTATTGATTTCCATATACGTCTTTAAATAAGACGACTCCTGTAATTTCGAAAACAGGTCCCATAATATACCAAACATATTTTTAAGAGAGTCCATATATTTCTCATGAGGAATTACCAGGTGCCATGGTACCTTTGACTCACTAACACTAATAGCTTTCATAACATTTCGAAATTCTTCCGGAATAGTCGACGGAATCTGGGTTTTAAATATTCGAAATGCAGGTTCAATAGAAGTTGAACCGTTAGCAGGTCCAAGCGTTAAAAAATCTGATGGTATATTACAGCTCCATGTTAAAGGCCCGTCTCGATCCTGCTGTAGTAAGTGCTTTTCGGTGCCCAGAAGACTTTTAGCTATTGCCAGCATTTAAAAAATATATTTTTAATAAAGCCGGTGTTCAACGTTATTGCTCATATTCCTTTATCAGTTGTAAGGCGTCATGGACCGGTTCCATTACAGGATTATAAGCCTGGAAGCTATCCTGAATGGTCATATCTAAACTACTCTCAAATTTTCCCTGTGCTAATGAGTGAGTTATTTGCATACATCGATAAATGTTATCGGCGCTGGTACCGGTCTGCATATCAATGAAATATTCCTGTCCATAATGCAAAAGAGGGTTACCGATACAGCGCATCTGCAATTTTAGTGGCATAATCTGCATCGGCAGACCACCTGGTTGATAACCTGTGGGTGATCCACTAGTATTGCGGTGAGCGCGCTGAATTGCTATATTTGCCAACAATGGATTATTTTGTGTCTGTACAGATAAATTGGTCACCATCGATGAATTGGTACCATACTTGATTGTTGGAACCCCTAGAGAAATGAAGTTTTTAAGTGCCTGATACCCACCTGCTAAGACATATTTGGGCTGATCAGATGTCGTCCCCTTCGCCACCTCAGGACCAATTGGTCTTATCACACCGGTTTTGCTGGCATATTCTATCCAGTCGGTGTATTCATCGACATGTTGTGGGTCTTTTCCGACGGTACGCTTGCGCTGCGCACCACGCCCAATAACCCCTACCGCATTATCTAAGGCGGCTTTCATTAATAACCTAGGTGTGCTGTTTGAACTGTGCGCTTGATCAAATACGTGAACACGCATAATTGTGCGACTTCTCTTTGTTGCCCCAGCGTTAGGATCAGTAGCTGAATACATGGGTCTTCTAGGCAACGTCTCTATTAGATAGCCCATTTTAGGCAATACAAAATTAATGGTCTCGAGTGGAACCTTCCTATCTCCGGTTGCGGTGGAAGCACCATACGCTACCATCATACGTTTGCTTATCTCGTTCTCTAGTTTTGAGCTCTCACTAAATGCCTCTCTAATCTCATAACCATCTCCGTCCAACTCATATATGTTCGATAATCCATATGCCTTGGCCTGCTGTGCTGAGACAAAATATTTTTTTATCATCCCCAGAAAAGAGGACAGGGCCATGTCATTACCGGATCGTCTTATCTGTTTAACATAAAATTGCTTAAATGTATCAACATGGATTGGAAATTGTGCCATATTCAGGTTTCTCACAAACCCTGCCTTTTGATTAAAGCAGTAAAAAATAAATTGAACCTCGCTGAATTCTCCAGATGCAGTTAAAGGATTACCAACAAATATTGTTAACAGCTTACCCAATGAAATCCAGGGGCGGGGAAGGGCGTAATTGAGAAGAATGGGGGGACTGATATATTTTGCTTTATGCTCCCATCCGGCTTTGAGAGCATCCGACTGTGCCAAGAACGGATCTGGGGTATGGTGTAAGGTGTTGATTTTTTCCGTTAGCGCCTGCGAGACCGATGTTTCTTTCAGCTGCTGGAGGGCACCCGGGTTGTTTGGGGATTCCCGGGTGAGGTCTTCCATGAGTCTTTTCAACGTTTGAAAATCCTGAGGTGAATCGTCGGTGACCGATGTGATAAAATCATCAATTGCCTTAAGGGTATCACTATCCATTGACAACGCACTTGAGGTTGAACGTAACGATTTTAAGAAATTAGGCATGTTGATAGATTTTGCAGCACCGGTGCCTCGAATTCGTTTCCTTATAATCTGGATTGCCGTAATAATACGTTGAAGCAGCAAAAAACTTTCTGTAATAGTGTCTGAAGTTGAAATCCTGACGGTTTCAAATGACGGAGCTCCACTAGTGTGTAGACTTACATCTAACTTGGCCTGCCCATCGGTATCCATACCTATTATAACGTTACTAACAACAAAGACGTCTCTAGTTCTTAATGAATTTATAAATTGTCCGAGTGTGTTATTACTAGAAGCGCTACCGTCCGGATGAGACCACCCATACTCAACTAATATCTTCGTTTTACCTAAGTAGCCCGGACGAATTAGGGGAGCCAGTTCATTTAGCCTAGATCTATCATGTACCACAATGTCTAATTTTGCTTTTTTAAAGTGTTGAAAGCCAAATTGACCTTGTATGGTAACGTTAAATGAACTAATGCTGGCCAGTGGCCTAAACGGATCTAAGACCCCAACCGGCCGAATTTCAGCACCTCCTTCGTCAATTTTATCATGACCTTTAAGATCAATAACACCACCGTCACTATATTTGGCTAAATTCCTCTGTCGATCCAGTGGGACAAATGTCTGAGGGGCTGTAAACATTTCCATTCCGGCCGTGGCCTGTTTGGCTGCAGCTCCCAAATTTGAAACGTCCACCCCAAATAGTTCTAACGCCTTTATGTCCCGACCGGTAACTATAGTGCTCAGGGCATCGGAGCCGGTATCGCCACCGGCTTCGTCCAATAAAGCATTACCCAGCACCGCCTTCGCCAAACCTATCCCGAATAGTCTTCCAGCTTCATCAACGGGGGGGTCACCGGTTATTATAGATAAGTTGAAGTACGGTACACATCGACTCAATTCAAGAGAAGGAATTCCATTAAAAAATACCTGAGATGCACCAATACTCCTGTTGGTCAGTGTCTTCCTAGCACCATAAACTTGAATCACTGCCAATCCAGGATTTACTGTAGAAGGATCTCCAGGATTCTTATTGGTACCGGTCCCCTTAGGGTTTTGTGGAAGCATATCTGATATCTGTGCTACTGTGCCACCGGTGCCTATCTTACCCGGCCCATGAACCCATGTCGTGCCCTGCCCGGATTTCTCATACACATTAATACCGCCTAATTGCTTGAGTTCCCCCTCCTCTGCAACGCCGGAATAATCATAGGTAATGTTAAATTGCTTACTAATCTCTTCTCGTGTGGTCTGCTGGGCATCGGCATCTCTGTTCTTCTGTGCTGACCTTATTGCAACAATCATGTCGGTGATTGACATTGCACTATTAGGATATGTCAGAGCTTGAATCAACGAACCAATTATCGGTTGAACACTACCACCACCTATCTTAAGTTTTTCTACTAATTGGAGAGGGCTCTGGTATGCATCTGTACTAGGTACCCCAAAATAAGCTCCCAGTCCTTGTTGGCCCGGGGCGCCATAAATGGCACCTTCCAATATGGACGTGAGGTTTGTAAAATTCTGATCAGCCATTGTCTAACCCACCAAATTCTCAATCTGAACGAGATCAGTAGGAATGAATAACACGGTGCCGGCCGGACACTGGGGACTCCAACCGATACCACTAGCAGCCGCAATTATCCACCATAACCGACCATCACCATAAAATTGCCCGGCAATTTGATCCAACCTCTGTCCTTCACGAAGCACCCTGTGTTCAATACTCAGGTTCCCACGTCTGGCTGCCCGATGTATGGTGTTAGCAGAGACGGAGGTGCCAAATTGAGTGCCTCCACTTATTCTAGCTGTTCTATCGTATCTACCAATTGCCATCCTGTACTCCTAAAACCCTTTGGGAAGCA